GAGTTGCGCTGGATAGATGCAAATCCTGTTGCCATTGTTATACTCCTAAGTGATCTTCGGTAAGTATTAAGAAGTTCATCTGCCTGTCTTCACAATACTCACGCGCTGCAGACCACTTGGATTGGTTTTTAGCGTATGTCAGAGCAGCATTACGATAAGCGGCAGTTCGTTTATTTTTGTCATTCGGGGGTTGTGTTTGTTTTTTGGGTTTAATCTCAATAATATATTTGGTGATAGCACCAGTCTTTTCACGAACTTTGATATAAAAATCTGGAAAGTATCTCCTCACTCTACCATCGGGAGCACGATAGGGAATGATTACCTCTTCGCTCCCCCACTCTATTATCGAGGGGTTGTTATCACAGAACACCATGAACTTTCGTTCCCATAATGATCTATAGATAACACGAGTTGGATTGCCACGATACTTGCCAGGATTGATGGGTTTATACAATCCAGAGTATGCCATAAATATAGTTGGACCAACATAGGTATTTAGTGTGTCTATAAACAACTTTTTGGCAACTATGTCAGCTCAGGGCGGAATGTCCTATAGCAATAACTTCGTTGTAAAGTTTACGAATAATAGTGGTGAAAATTTATTTGAATTTTTATGTGATGAGGCACAACTTCCAAATGTTCAGGCAGCTTCTGGAACATTGAAGGGTAGATACATGGGGGAAGGGCAAGTAAACTATGCTCACACTAGAATATTCTCTGAATTTCAGCTTGGTTTCATGTGTGATGCTAATTTAGAACCTTTGAGATTTTTGAATAGTTGGTTTGGACAGATCTTTAATGAGGTGCCATATGAAGTAGGTCCAAATAGATCATTGGAAAAACACCAGTCTCAAGATGATTTAAGACCATATAATAGAACTAATGCTTTAGCATATCCAGAACAATATTGCAATAATATAATTGTTACAAAAACAGAATCTGGTCCAAAATCTACAACACAAAGAGCACCAGTTTCTTATTACTTAGAGAGAGCATGGCCATATGCTATTGATGCTGTTCCTCTTCAGTTTGGTGCTTCTCAAATAACTAAAGTTTCGGCACAATTTTATTATACAAGACATCAAATTGAATTTTCTGATAACAGGACAACCAAAAATGATGTCAGTGTTATGGATAATGAATTTTATCCAAATGAAAATGGTATTGGTGGATATAGATCTGTAGTTACTGGTAGCGCACAAACTCAGGCTGGTATTGAAGCAGCACAACAGTTTACTGGTCAGCAACAACTAAATCAAACAAATGCTGGTATAGCGTAGCAAAATCGACTTTTCAGTTCCATAAAACTGGGAAAAATTTTTCCGCTAATTTTTGAGTCTAAAAGTCGCGCTAAATATACATATGATCTGATTTAGACATTATGGCATTGCCCGTTTTAGACTTGCCAACTTATGAGTTGGAAGTTCCATCAAGTAAGAAAAAAATCAAATATCGCCCATTTTTGGTAAAGGAAGAAAAAGTTTTATTAATTGCTTTGGAGAGCAATGATGAAACAAATATCAAAAATGCGGTATTGAACCTAATCAAAGGATGTGTTCAATCTAGAATAAAAGTAGAAAATCTTTCAATCTTTGATCTAGAGTATATTTTCTTGAATATCAGAGCAGTTTCTGTTGGTGAAATTATTGAAATGAATGTTACTTGTCTGGATGACAATGAAACACAAGTAAAATATAATTTGAATCTTGCTGATGTAGAAGTTTTCTTTCCAGAAGGACATGATACAAAAATCATGCTTACAGAGACAACGGGCGTAATTATGAAATATCCGTCTTTTGATCGTTTTGTGGAAGGATCTTTTGTAGATTCTGAAATTGATCAAGATACTGTTACTAAAGTTATTGCCGAATCTATCGATCAAATTTTCCAAGGTGATGATGTCTATGATGAATCTACAACTACTAAGAAAGAAATGATTGAATTTGTAGAAAATTTGACAAATGCTCAACTTGAAAAAATACAAACATTTTTTGAAACCTCTCCAAGACTCCAGCATAGTTTTAAGATAAAAAATCCAAATACTGGAGTTGAATCTGATTATGAAATAAGAGGACTGCAGAATTTTTTCGGATAGCCCTATTCCATAATAGTTTGGAGGGCTATTATAAAACTAATTTTGCTTTGATGCAGCATCATAAATATAGCTTGAGTGATATTGAATATATGATGCCATTTGAGCGACAGGTATATGTCGCTTTATTGATGCAATATCTAGAACAAGTCAAACAGCAACAACAAGCGGCACAAAAGTAATGGCAGCAGGAACAGTTGACTATACTGATACTACTGGTAATAGGGATTATCTAGGTATTATTGGTAAACAGATTGGAAGGCGTTTGAAAGAAGCTTCCAATATGGCAGCGGAAGAACGCGCCTTTGCTGCGAAGAAAGCAGAACAAGGTGGAACGTCTCTAGAAGAAGCGGGGATTGGTAAAGGATATTTTTTCAAAAGAGCCCTTGGTTCAAGATTTGGTGGTGATAGAATTGCCAGAACTAGGGGCAGATTAGGAGCACAAGGTCCTGGTACAGATCCTACCAAGAACTTCAAACAAAGGTTTCGTGGAGGATTTGATTATAATGTAACCAATCAAATTAATCAGGTAACAAAAGAAGTTAGTAGTGCTGTTGTTCCAATGTCTAGCGCATTGGTAACAGGATTGCGTGGAGTAGAAGGTGGATTGAGTGATGTTGGGAATGCTGTAAATAATCTTTCTGATAGTATAGGACAACTTGCTAGATCTCAAGAAGATATGGCGAGAGAAGTGATGATGATGGGCGCATTTATGCGTGCATTTATGTCATGGATGCAAAGACAGCAGTCTCGTTCTAGTGCAAATAAAGAAGAAAAATCTATTGAAAATGCACTGAAAAAACTTAAAGGCAGTAGTGGACGTGGTGGTAATATTCGTGGATTGCTCTCTGGCGGTGGTGGCGGTGCAAGCAAAGCACAAAGTGCTATTGGCGCTGCGTCTTCTATTGCCAATCTTGCAGGAATTGCAACAAATAAAAAAACTGGGCAAGCTTTAGAGTTACTAAGTAAGTCTCCTCAAGCTGCTGCTACTGCTGTTCGTGGTGCTCAAACAGGTAGTCGTATGTTATTGAGTGCTGGTCGTACTGGCATTTCTGTAACATCAAAAAAAATTACTGATGCTGTCATGAGAAGAAGTGCTCAAAACCTTGGCGCTAAATCACTACAAGAGGGTTTTGAAAATCAAAATGCAGCTGTCAAAACAAAAAAAGCGATAGGTGGTACTAGGGCAAATCCTAGACAGATGCAATATGACATTATTCCTTTCCCAAAAGATCAACTGGGAAGAGCGATTGCGGCAGAACGAGGATTCAGGACTCCTGATGCCTGGTATGCTAAACAGTGGTACGATATGGTAAACTACAGAGGAAAATCTTCTGAAGAAGCAGTTCAAGCAATTTTGAAAGTTGATCCTTCTGCAGCTGCTTTTTTACAATCAGCGAAGGAAACAGGAAAGAGCTTGGGTGCTACAACACTTGCTGGAGCAACACCTGGAAGCACTATTAATCAAGCTGTAAGAAGTAGTGATGATGCGTTGAAAACTGCAATAGGTGCATCTGATGGTATACTGGCAAGATTATTTGGAAAAGGTATTGGTAAAAGTATAATGAAAAAAATACCAGTTCTTGCTGGTATTGCTGGTATTGTTTTTGGTATTCAGCGTGCATTGGAAGGAGACTTCTTAGGTGCTGGTCTTGAAATTACTTCTGGTATACTTGGTGCTACTGGCGTTGGCGCTGGTGCTAGTGTAGGTATTGATGCTTTCCTTATTGCTAGAGATTTGGGAATGGGAGTTCCAATGGCGGAAGGTGGTATTCCACTAGGCAGAAATGTTTCAGCAATTTTGAATGATAGACCAGATAGAGCAAAAGAAGCAGTAATGCCTCTAACTAAGGAAACCTTTTTGTCATTTGGTGAAGGTGTTCTAGATGCACAAAAACTGAGAAAGCGAGAAACAATAAAATTACATGCCGCTGGTTTATCTGAGTATTATGATAAACAGGGTGGATGGAAAACGTTTGCAGAAATTACTAAAGATGCTGGTAACTGGATAAAGAATTTTTTTGGTGGGTTAGGCATCGGCGGCGGCAAAGAAGAGGAAGACACACCAGCTGCTGGCGCTGGTGCTGATCCTACAACAACAGTAGGTGTAGGAAGAAATAAAATGGAACAACATATTTTGGAGTTCCGACAAGCAAGAAATGAAAAGTTTGGAGTTACTAGTGAAAGAAATGCCTCTAATACAACTGGTAACCTCATGATTAGAGACTTGAGAGCACAAGGATCAACTGGAAGAGATAGTACAATTAATCCATATGCAGATGATCTTTCATATCAAGTTGATGACCATCAAGGTGATGCACATAGACATGGATATGGATTTGATATACCAGTAGCAAATGCAGATCAAGCAGCATTTGTCATAGATTTTTGGCGCAACAAGAGAGGATACAAGATACTATATGGAGATGCGGGACATAAAAATCATGTTCATGTTGAAGTTCCAAGAGCTAAAATGGAAGAATACATGAAAAAAGTGGAGGCAAAAGTAGAAAAAACTCCAGAGATGTCAAGTTTCAGAGAAGATCCTGAAGAAAATAGAATACTTCAAGAAAAAGAGAGATATAAAAAAATATCTTATGATCCTAATAAAATATTTGATAAAACATCTGAAGATTTGAAAACTGCATCTCTGATGAATTCCAAATCTTTAGAAACTTCTGGACTTGGAATGTTCTCTACACCGATCACAAATATAGTAAATAACAATTACTACGGTGGTGGACAAGAAGGAGGCGGTCAAATAGTGGATGAAGCTGCTAATCCATTTATAGCATCTGGGACAGACTTTGCTAGATTCAAGTTTGTTGCTGATCTAGGTTGAGGTAATTATAATGGAGCAAAATTCTAAACAAATAACCTTACAGAGTTGTACAGTAACATCTGCAGATGGTTCTAAAACAGAAGCTCTTGGTGGCGATAAAATAATTCTATTTACAGTATGGGAAAGTTTACTTTCTCCATTTATGACAGCATCTTTAGTTGTTAGTGATAGTGCAAATTTTATAAACAGATTTCCTCTTCAGGGTGGCGAGATAGTAAAATTAGAAATTAAATCTTCTTTTAGTGAAACACCATTCAAATATGAATTTGTACTTTGGAAAATTGCTAATAGAATATCCAAAAATAAAATACAAACGTATACTCTTGGATTGATATCAAAAGAAGCAATAGTAAATGAAAGTACTCGTATTTACAGAAGACTTGAAAATAATACAGAATCTATTGTCAATGAATTGCTAAAAAATGATCTAAAAACGGAAAAGACAATTTATTCAGAACCTTCTAGATTCAAGATAAAGTATACTGGCAATAGAAGAAGACCTTTTGATATTATTGCTTCTATTCAAGAATTATCGGTATCTGAAAAAACAACATATGGTTCTACAGATGCAACGGAATCGAATAGTGCCGATCAAAAGATTAGGGGTAGTGCTGGATTTTTCTTCTGGGAAAATTACAGAGGATATAATTTCTTTTCTATTGATTCCTTATGTGGTGAACCAGGAGGAGATTTTGTAAGTGATAAATTGAATTCACAATCATGGGGTCCTTATGAAGAAACCATTGCAAATAGAGATAATATTGATCAAAGATTTATTATCTCCCAAGTTGCATTCAAATCTGAAATAGATATACTTACTGCATTGAGAAAAGGAAAATATTCTTCTACTATGGTATTTTTCAATTATTCTACTGGACAGTATGACGAATACATTTATAATATCAGAGACAGTTATGATAATATGTCTCATCTAGGCGGACAGCAAAATGTCAATACTATCAAGTGGGACAATGATGTTGATCTAGCAGAATCACCTACTAGAATAATGTCAATGCTTTTAGATCATGAAACGTGGTACAATGATACAGGAATTGCATCTCCAGAAGAAGGTGATGGTTCTACATCTCCAACTGAATTTGCTGATTGGCAAAAGTACTATATTGCTCAAGGAATTGCCAGAAGAGAGTTATTGAAAAATCAAGAACTTACTATAGTAATACCTGGCAATCCTGATATGTGTTCTGGTGATAAGATTGATATTAGATTGCAGTCTAAATTGCAAGACAGTGAAAAAACCAAAATGCCATATGACGAGGAAAGCAGTGGTGTTTATCTTATCAAAGATCTAACACATACCTTTAATTTTCTTGAAGGTGCAACTGGAACGCATAAGACTACGCTAGAATTATTCAGAGACTCTTATGGTCTTGAAGGAACTGCGTCTAACCACGGCACTAAATAATGTATACGGAGGTAACTAAACATGGAAAGCATCGAAAAGCATATTGAGGCAGACAAGGAAGAGCTTGCTAACCCTCAACTCTCACCCCAACGCCGTCGTCATATCGAAGGCGAACTAGAAGAATTAGAAGCATACGCAGAGCGTCATCCAGAAGATCATCATGATCCTTCATCTCTGGAACTATACTGCGACAATAATCCAAGTGCCCCTGAGTGCTTAGTATACGATGATTGATTGATATGGATGAATCACTGCGTATTCTACCTACTCATAGAATTGGTCACGATGGGTTCAATTGGTGGGTAGGACAGGTAGAACAAATTGCTTCGGAAGAACCAAATAATAAAGGCGGTTATCGCTGCAGAGTAAGAATTGTCGGGGATCACCCAAAGAGTAAGAAACTTCTCGACACTTCACTTTTGCCATGGGCGCAAATAATGATGCCCTGCAATGTTCCGTTTATGCCTGGCAACGTAGGTGGTGGTAGTCATGGATTGATCAAAGGATGTTGGGTTGTTGGATTTTATCTGGATGAACACAAACAGAAACCCATAGTTATGGGTTCTATTGGACAAACACCAGGAGCAACAACAAAAGTAAATGAAGAAGAACCAGACGATACAGACGGATTAAAGAGAGTTTCCAATCCGTTAAATCGCCCAGTAAATCCATATACTGATGGTTCTAATGAGCCAGGTGGAACAACAAAAGATGGTGGTGGACTAGATGATGGAACAAAAGGTGGTGATGGTAAACCTAGAGTCAATCCACCAGCTAGAAGATATAAAGGTATTGAGGATGAAGAATGGTGTCAAGATGTAGCAGAGAAGTGTGATAAGCAAGATCTAAATCAAAGATTTACAACTCTGCTAAGCGAATTTTTATATGAAATACAAAGGAATGGCGGAAATGTTGGCACTTATCTAGTTAATGAGGTCAATGGAGAAATAAATGACGCTATAGGTGAAGCTAGAAAGTATGTTGATAAAGGAATTCTAATTGTAAATAAATTTATTGCTGAAGTAAAAGGATATATTATTGGCAAGATGACTGCGGGGGTAAAAGACCTCATTCAATCTCTAATATATCCAAATAAAAAAGGAAATATCCTAACTCCAGTTACTGAGTGGTTCAATAATCTATTGAAAGACCTGAACTGTTCAATGGAAGATTTAGGAGAAAGACTAGAAAAATTTCTCACGGATCTTTTGATGAAAATAGTTCAGGAGATCTACAAAAATGTGGTATGTCATGTTGATTCAATAGTCAGTCAAATTATTGGCGAAATTGAGAGATTGATAGAAGATGTTTTGAATTCTGTTCTTGGTCCACTTCAAGATATTCTAGGAGCAATTGCTGCACCTCTTAATATGATCGGTGGAGCAATTGATCAAGTCATGGAATTATTGGGAATTACTTGCTCTGGTCCAGATCAAACATGTTCAAAATATAAATCAATCTGCACTGATGGAGAAGAGGAAGAAAACAAAGATGATGAAGAAGATTTCTTAGACAAATTACTAGACGGTATTGATGATTTGTTTGGTGATTCTACTAAACCAGACTACACGAAATATACATGTCCAGAAGCATATGAAGGCAACACTTTATCTGTAACTACTGTTGGATTTACTGGTGGAGTCCCAGACACTCCATCAGATACATTCATCGATGAAAATGGCGAAGTTCAAAAGATTTACAAGAATCAAATTGTATACAGTATTGACGATATTACAATAACGGAAGGAGATGTAGGCAAATTTACTATTACGAGAAAAGGAAATACTAGTATTGCATCTTCCCTGAAATATTCAACTCTTATTGAAAAAGGAACTGCTGAAGTTGATTCAGATTTCTTGGAACTAAAGGGGATTGTTGGATTTGCTGCTAATGCTACAAAAGCAACTATAGACGTTACAACTTTACTATCAGATGAAATTGAGGAAGAAGAGTATTTCTATGTCAAATTAGCAATCAACTCTCCTAAAGCAGGTAGTCAATATATAAGCACTTTTGAAAAAAATATTGGCAAATGTACTATAATTGAAGTCGATCAGACAGAACCATACAACCAATATACAAAGATAAATGTTCCTCTTGAGAAGAAATTGGGCGATACATTCCCAGAAAGTGTAACAACAATTCCTGTACCAGATAATGCTGTTGACAGTAATAATGACGGAATTCCTGATATTAATGATCTGCCAACAGTACCAACTTATAATATTACAACAGACAAGAGTATTGTAAAAGAAGGAGAGTTTATAGTTTACACTATAACTACAGAAAATGTTAGTGCTGGAACGATATTATATTATACATTATTTGGGTCTGATATTACCCCCGATGATATTTTGGGTGGATCTTTGACTGGCAGTTTCACTATCGATAACGAAGGAAAAGCAAAAGTAACCATAGGCATACAAGATGATGGGGTAGTCGAAGAAGAAGAAACTCTTTCGTTTACTATCAATAATACAGGAGCATCTGTAGATGTTCTTATCCAACAGAATGATGAATCATTGTTCTTCTCTGGTGGTGATGGTGTAGATGATTTTGGAATAAATGATGAGGGAGTTGGAGAAAACAGTAAAGAAATTGTTATTTTAGAACCAAAACCTCCAACTGTTGATCCAGAAAAAATTATTACTGATGAAAACGGTTCAATTATCGAAATTCCTATTGATGATCCTGGTGATCCGTGGGCAGAACCACCATATGTCTTTATTGGTGGGGAAGGGATTGGTGCAAAAGCAACGGCACTGTTAGACCCTAATGGATTTATTACAGAAATAAGAATCAAAGCGGGTGGATATGGTTACAAGAAGAACCTAGCAGAAGATAACAATGTTCGCTGTATTATTGACACATTTACTTTGATTAGACCAGGAATCGGGTATAAAGAACCACCAAACATCTATATCAATGGTATTCTTGGTCTTGCAGAAGTCGTTATTAATGATAATGGATTTGTTATTGGTGCTAGAATGTTAGATAGAGAAACGAGTTATACTAAGTTTCCTCGTATTGACATTGTAGGTGGTGGAGGATATGGTGCTAAACTACTGCCATCTCTAGTTTGCCTAGATACTGAAGCACTTACTACTATTGGTTCTACCAAGATTGGAACTGGACGTTACGTTGATTGCCCATAATGACTGTACCTGCTAATAATTACCCAACTGATATTGCAAAACCAACAACTCCTGATGAAGAACAGGAGTTGGCAGAAGGTATTGTTTATCATTCATGGTTCAAAGGATCTTTGACCCGTTCAGAAATTTATGAAAGACAGTTGCCAGATGGA